AGGTTGTTGCTACCGCTACCAATACCAACGAGTTCACTACCGATGACATCTGGCAAGCACTCGCTGATGCACAGCTACCGACACCACATGAGCCACGTGCTATCGGTGCTGTACTGCGTCATGCCGCAGCAAACAATGTCATTCGACCAACCAACACCTACCGACCATCGCAACGTGTGGCCTGCCACGCTAGGCCGATCAGAGTTTGGGTGAAACAATGAGCGATCAGCCGGAACTATTTGAGATCAGCGAACCGTATCGTGATGGTGACAACCCGCTGCCCGACTGGAATGACGAACGCATAGCGTGTTTGCTTGACTACTGGAAACAAAAATACTTCTGATCGTTACTTGACATTCCAAAAATAGTTAGTCATACTGTCTCTAGCCCCGCTTGACGGGGGAACACTTGGGAGAGTGTGATGAAACCAACAACGGTAACAAAAACCGTGTTTACGTTAGATGAACTGCCAGACACAGCTCGTCAATACGCATTAGAAAAAATGTCAGCGTTGCTATATGACTGGATAGACCCAGACCAAATCGCAGAATGTCTGAACGGCGAACTACTAACGATGCTTACTGGCGAATGTGTTGGTGAGATCAGCAGCAAAGAACTAACAAAGCGTGTTGGCCTACAAATCGAATGGTCACTATCTAACAGTCAGGGCGATGGTGTTGCGATCTACGGCACACTAAACAGCGATGATGCACCAAAACTGGAATGGGGCAACGGTGCTACCGCAACATTGACCCGCAACAGCCTAAGCAACCATTACAGTCACGCATACACCATGAATGTCGCCGTATTCCGGTATGACGAAGATGGTTACGAAATAGATAGTGACTGCCCAGAGAACGAACAGTTTGCGGACCAGATACGTGATATCTGCCGACAGCTAGAACAAATTGGGTATGACCAAATCAAATGGCTTACGTGTGAAGAAACTATCCGTGAATATCTAAACAACGATTACCCACGCCGTTTTACCGAAAATGGTGAAATTGACAGCATTGAGTTCTGGAGTGACAAATGAAAAGGATTTACGCATTTATTCTCGGCGTTACTGAATGTCGCAACGACATTACAACCCATTACCCAGAACCATTTATTTATTGGTACGACAAAGGCCGAACCATCGGCATAAACCTATTGGAGAACAAATGAGCCGCATAATGGTAGATAGCTACCCGAACAAATGGCACTTCTACCGATCACAACTTGCCGGTAATCCTTGCGCCGAATGTCTAACTTGCGGCCAAATCTATGTTTATTGGGAAACCGATGACCTCGAATATCACAACCAACAACATGAAATGGAGACAACAAAATGACCACCGAACATGACACAAACCCGTTCTTTGCAGAACTGTGGAAACTACGAAGCTTGGGCCATGCAATTTACGATGGCGAACAATGCGAAGTAACAGGAGATTGGACTACCTGCAAAGAATGTGAATTACTATCCGCAAACATCGGCTAACCAAAACAGGAGACAACAAAATGAGTACCGACTACGACCAGATCATGCGCAAATCACATATCACATTCATAAACGAAATTATGCGGCAAACCAAAACCCATGACAGCATGAACGACTACTACCCAAACCGACTATGGCTTGACACCGACACCGGAACATACGGCGATGCAGCAACACTTGTTGTTATTGACACAACCGACTGGACACAAGACGACTGTGACACGTGGGAAAACATGACCGACAGCGAACGAAACGATTACGGTATTGCCATAAAGCATTATGACGGCAGACACCCAAACCAAACATTCCCAACGTCACCATCGAATTGGATACACAATGACTAAACAATGGACTATTTGGACTAGCGCAGGCTACGAACTGAACTGTCACGTGATCGAAAACTACGACACGGCCTTGCGAATGATACAAGCCGAACTAGAAGATGGTTACTTTGACCTTGACGACATGATGATTTATGAACTAGACGAACTGGAGACAACAAAATGACTAACCACATCGTCACTAAATCGTTAGCCACCACTACCGCCACCACCTTGCTTGTGTGTGCAGCTACCATCGGCAAAGATGCTGGAATAATCTGGTGGGCAACCACCATGCTGTGCATATACCCATTCACACACTTGGCCTACCGCCACCTACAAAAATAAGCTCGCGCTACCGGTAGCACCGTTACCCCTTGATGGTGCTACCGCTACCGCCACCACTCCGCCACCGCCAACCACCGAACTCCGCTAACCCTGGGCCGATGACATTCCGGCGACACACTGCCCGCCCACCACTCACAGCGCACAGCAACACTTACAAAACTTGGCGCCAACAATGCACGGCCGCACACTTCGCACAGCTCGATCAGATCACGCTCACCAAATAAAAACAATTTACGCACCGTCAAACAGATCAGCGAACAGCACTAAAAAAAAAAACTAAAAACATTACTTGACAACGCCGCCGCAATAGATTAAAAATAGATCAGGCCACACCAACAAGGCCGACACACTTGGGAGAGTGTAAACATGGAAACGAAACTAAAACTAGATGAACCTGCAGCCTGCATAGTCTGCCTAAGTTGTCTAAACAACGGCAGAGCGCTCGGCAAATGGGCAACTATCGAACAAATAGCCGAGGAAGTAACCGCCGAACAGATCACCTACATAGGGCAAGGCGAAACCGCAACATATGCAAGCGGCGCGAACTATATCGGCTGCAAAACCTGCGGCGGCGATGAATGGGAACTAATAGATTACGAATACCTGCCACACAGCTCACGCAACCTAAAAGCACTATACGAGAACGCTGAACAGATCAGCGAACTACACAACAGCAACGAACTAGCCCCAATTATCCTGCTAGCCAGTTGGTTAGACGTAGGCGGCCACATGAGCATCGAAGAACTAATTGCTTACCATGAAGCGAATTATCAGGGCGAATACAACACGCCGAAAGACTTCGCCGAAGACATGGCCGATGCACTTGGGCTATTTGACGGTACCGAAAACGAAGTTGTGGCAAATTGCTTCGACTATGAGCAGTACTACTACGGCTGGCTGCAGCACGACTACAACGAGGAACAAGGCCACTATTGGCGGAACCGATGAGACACGAACCATACGCCTACGCATATTGGGCAGAAATCTACTGTGCAGCCTGCGGAAACAACCTGCCGGCAATCGACCCAGAAAGCAACGAGAAGCGCGCAATTTACAGCTGGGAACTAAACGACCTAGCCGCCGAAGGCTTGGACAACTGCGGGGAATGTGGCACAACTTCGAGAGAATGGCACCCAGCATGAGCACAGCAGAAGCCACGTTCATTAGCGCACTAGCACTATCTGCCCCACTTTGGGGAAGTGTACTGCTCGGCAAACTAATCGAACACCGACAAAACCAAGCCCGTCAAGATCACCCAACAAACAAAACCAACAAATAGGAGAAACACCAAACATGGAAACAACAACAACCCAAACGGGCAGCATTAGCGGCCAACTATCCACCCTTGCCGACATATTCAGCACAGTCGCGCTATACGCCAGCACAGACCCAAACAAGCAAGCACTACACCTAGCCACCGTGAACAACTACATGATCGAAGCTTGCGATAGTTACGCAGCGATCAGATACGAACTAGACACCGAAAGCTATCGAGCAACAACGGACAAGTTCACTCTGCCCGCCGCAGATATCGCCAAAGCACTAACCAGCGCCGCAAAAATAAACGGCAAACAAGCAGAGTCCCAAATAACCGCCACACTCAACACGTGGACAGTAACAACCCCCGCCGGAATAATCACGGGCAACAACCCACAGCACGAAACACCAAACACCGCCCAAATCTGGACAGCCACACAAACAGACCCAGCAGAACAATTTGCACCGATCAGTCTCGCCGCATGGCAACTAGAACGCATCGCAAAAACAGCAAAGCAGGGCAAAGCAAAACGGGACAGCATCGCAACACTCACCCACTACACCAACAACCAGCGGCCAATTATCTACACCATCGAGACCCACAGCGGACAGATCAACGTTCTAGCCATGACCGCAAAACCCCGCACCAACTAACCCCACCAAAACCCCCGCCGACCCAATCGGCCAACACTGCCCGCCCATCGTGGCGGGCAGTTTGCTGTACCCACACAGCCACCAACACCACACAGCCGCACAATAGGCGACACTCACAGCACGATACTTGCCGAGACGTATCCCCGCAGGGTATGGGGTAGGGCAGGGCTAAATCATTCTTGACGGCCTACCACCAGCGGAAAACGCTCACAGTGGGCGGCCCAGGTTTGCAGATCAGCACGGGGGATATGCCGTCAGGCCCCCCCCTCTAGATATGTATTATCGTTTCTCTCGGTGTGTGGTTTTGTGACCACTCTGAGTGGTGGCTTGTGTGGCTTTGGGAACGTGGGTGGGGTATCCCACCTGTGTTCGGGGAAAATCCCACCCGTGTTTTTTTGACCGCGGTGGGTGGTTGATGCTGCTCCACCTTGGGAGGAGGGTTTGACCTTTGGGGTGGTTGGGGATATTCATATACGTGTGTGTATGTCGAATTCCTGTGAACCAAAGAATGACAGTTGCTCCCCCCACGGTTCGCTCTCTGTGAGCAGGTCGCCGTAGCTAGTTTCTTTTAGCCGACACCTTGATTGGTGAGATGACGTTCACCGCGCTGCTTGAACTAGTGAATAGTTCATCGACCCAGGTTCCCCTGTTTATGCCCCGCCACCTGCAAACGTGGTACAGCCTTGAAGATTGCTTCGTGTGCCGTCATCCCGACGGGTGTGATCGTAGAGTGTAGCAGATGAAATTAGTGTTGGTGAGTGTGAGGAGGACCGGAGCCATCCAGTTCATTTAAGTGCTGTTGCTCTACGGCACACCCACCAACGATGGTAGATTATCAGAACAATGACAGCGGGGCGTAGCGGGCGACGACAAGTTCCACCACAGGATGTGGCACGTTTTTGGCAGGCACGCGCATCGGGTATGTCGATTAAGGATGCAGCGAAGATTGCTGGTGTTCATTACAACACTGCACAAAAGTGGGATGCAAAGAAGAAGATTGCTAAAGCTGAGATAGAGATTGGGAAGATGGAGCAGGGGACTGCCCGTAAGAAGGTGGGTGGTGTTCAGGCTGATGCTTGGGCGAAGGTGATGGATGTTTCTGATCTTCCACCTGTTATCCCATATGACCGTTTGAGTGAGGAGGCACAGCGCGGGCTTGTGGACTTTGACTATTTCAGGCGCAGATATTTGGGTCGTATCCCTAGTCCGTGGCAGGTTGATGCCGCATACAAGATTGAAGATTATTTGTTGTCTAATGATAAACAGTTTGTGGTGTTGAACTGTCCTCCAGGTGCAGGTAAGTCCACCTTGTTTCACGATATTGCTGTGTGGCAGATAGTAAAGAACCGCAAGATTCGTGTGATGATCGGCTCCGTTTCACAGTCACTAGCAAAGATGTATTCGCGTCGTATCCGTGAAACCCTTGAACGCCAGTTCCCGTTGGACCCTGACCCTGTACTGATTGACAAAGGGCTGGCGATAAAGGCGGAAGCGTGTTTGGCGATTGACTACGGTAGGTTTAAGCCTTCAACTTCGGGGTCGTTGTGGCGTGCTGAAGAATTCATTGTTGAACAGGAGGACATGGGTGGGTTGGATAACAAGGAACCAACTGTTTCTGCTTACGGTATTGAGTCTGAATTCATTGGTCATCGTGCCGATCTGTGTTTGTTTGATGATGTTGCATCACCGGAGAACGCTAAAGAATCTGCGGCAAGAGACAAACTT